CGCGGGGAACGAAAGTATGAGCGACGGGAGTACCTGCCCTATCTGTGAGGATAAGGTTCTGTAGCTGCGGCATTTTGCGCAACCTTTCTGTAAGGTCATACCTTACCGAGGAGTTGTCGCACGAGTGCTAATGCATTCAGTGCGTGTTTGGAACTGAAAGGGCTTTTATAGTAGAAACCAGGGTAGGGAAACCCACCGAGCTTTCTCCTAGTATAGCTCTCACAATGAGACGTTATCCCAAACGAATTCGTTAGGGGTAACGCACCACTATCATAGCCCATGTAGGTCATATGGCGGTCTGAGACCACTTTATAAGCACTACAGCCATCTATGAAAGTTACACCTGCGCGAGCAGTTAGAGCTTCAAGGAAGTTGCCAACTGGAATAAACCAGTCGACAACAAAGGACCAGGGAGTTAACTCCCAAGCAACCTCAGCGGGGTTTATAAGCCCCATTTGGTTGAGATTTGACAAATAACTTGGTTCGACAGAGTAATAGACTTTCATCTTATACTTTGTCTTCCAGTTAATGTCAATCTTAGTCCAATGAGTACTGTTAATATCACCGTCAACGTGAGACATAGTCCCACCGTCGGAGATATTACGAACAGAGGACATGAGAGGGGTCGTCTTACGAAGACCCTTCTGAAACAACTCAATAGAGTCGTGTATGTCCTGAATCGTAGGCAGATACCCATATTGAAGTCGCAGCCATTCGTTCGCGATATGACGAGTTTCCTTGAATGGATTTCTCGTTATACCAAGAGCTTTGGCGGCACCTCCTAGGTTACCCTTTCGGATAGCCATAAGAGCTCTAGTAACTCGGATAATATCTTCTAACGGATCCTTCAAAGTTTGACGGAGCGTCATAAGATTATCCATATAGTGTGTCTTGTTGGCACCAACCTTTAGCATCAGCTCGGTACCACATCGAATAACTGTATTCGATGGGGCATCACGACCTGATCCGTCGGGGTTAATGACAGGATCGTATCCAATCGTGGGGAACGGGAGTCGAGAGACACCAGTGAAGCGTTG